AATTGTATGGAAACTCAGTTTATGTGGATAACAACAATAAAGTTTATATTGGTAATGACTTCACTATATATCAATCAGCGGGTTATAATAGGTTTATACGACTAAACTCAGATGGAACAAGTAATACCACATTATCATAAAGATATAATACATTGTAATTTAGATGGAAGAACAAATTCAACAACAGATATCACAACTTCTGAAACAAGCAATTCAGAAAGAGATACTATTGCCCCGTCAATCCTTGACTTACAACGGACAAGAAAAACCTGTAAATACAAAATACCAAAGACCCCTTCCATCACCGAGATCTAACACGGGGGAACTTGTAAATTCTGTCGATGTATATTTTGAGACCGACTTTGAAGATGGTGATGCTAACATCGTTGTAGATTTTGGAGCTGCTGATTATTGGGAGTTCGTCAATTATGGTAGAAGACCATCTATGAAATATCCCCCTTTGTCTATTATTGAAACTTGGGCAGCTACCAAACCAGTTCAGAGATATAGAAATGATTTTGGTCAGTTTATATCTAATAAATCAAGAGCCTTCCTAATTGCGAGATCCATCAAAGAGTATGGATTTTATGGTATTAATTTCCTTGATACGGCATACAAAAATGTAGAGAGAGAACTAATAGAAAATGCTTCACAGTTGGTGTTAGAATATTTTACAAGAAAAATAAGCAATTCACGGATTGTATTACGAACAGATTCAAATAGACCCCAATGAGTGTAATAATTACAAAAACCCCAAGTCAGTTTCAGCCCGTATTATCTGACGATATATTCTTCACAGTAAGTGCCGATACCACTAACACCTTCAAGTTCCGTTATGTCTATGATGTATTTGTTGATGGACAAATTATATTTGAGGGTAAAGCAACCCCCAATCCATTTGGTCTTGGTATCATTGACCTACAACAGGTATTGGAGAGTTATGTGTCAAATAACCCAATAGCCTTAGCTGACACCACACCGATATACACCCATCAGACATTCCCTTTTTCTCGTCCTTATGAAGATGAGACCATTTCGTATTTTATCAAATGTGGATATGAGTATGCTTCATCACCATTAGATACTGTAACGGGTTTTACCGGTGTCGGTAATGGTGTGGGTATCCCTGAACTCCAAAGTGATTCTTTTAAGACCTTTAGATCAACGATGGGTACAAACCCTCGTGCGGTACAGCAATCGTTCAACTACGACCCCTTTGTCTTATCAGGAACCCCCGTAGGTATTGACCCCACAACCACAGGATTGTTTTTGACCAACTCACCGAGAATTAGGAACATAGAGGACGATGAATATTATACCCTTGCATTTACCAATTACTATTTAGATCCATCAACAACAGGGTCATCGTTATCGGAGCCGTATTATGTCCAATATAAATTCTATGATAGTGACGGGGTCGAGATCACGGGAACTACCTATGATAATATCTTATCAAATGGTGGAGGCCCAAGAACGGATTGTAATAATGTCTATCAACAATTATTTCTTATTGACCCGATATCAGGGGCAAGTTTCAATACCCTTTATGTAGGAGCAGGCCCTGAGAACATAGATAATTTCCCACCAAATTGTGCTCAATATACCGTTCAGTTGTTCGGTCATTTTACTGGTTCTACAAGTCCAATTCAACCATCACCAACCCCTACCCCATCAGCAACACCAGGAGCCGTTACACCAACTCCCACACCCACTCCAAGTTCCACTCCAATATGTTCAGGATGTACCACTTATCAATTAACCTATACTGGTGATTGTGAGGGTATCGGAACAGCAACTATTGTAAATTGTAGCACGGGAGCAAATCAGAATTTGATATTGAATTGTGGTATTGAATACGAGGTATGTTCTTGTTCATTTCCATTTACCAGTGGTGATGTCAATACCGTAGTGGGTGGAGCTTGTAATCCAAATCCTACACCTACACCATCGGGGACACCAACCCCTACACCGACACCATCACAGAGTGTCTTTTCATATCTTGGTAGGGCACTTGTAGATGCTCCTGATTCTGCAACAGCGTGTAGCACCTATACCTCATCGAGAGGATACCAATCAAATAAATCCTTACCCCTTCTAACTACGGGAGATTTTCTTTATGATGTATATCCTGGTACCCCCACAGTTGGAGGTAATCAGTTTGTAGCACTCAAAGTTGGTGGAGTAGGAACCGCATACTGGTTCCAAGTACAAAATGATGGGGAAATAATAGATAACGGAACCTGCTAAATTATGGGAGTAATACCACAACCAATACCTACCGGATACACAGAGGGTAATTGTGTTACCTATCAACCTGTGTCCGAGATATTCACCTTCAATGTAGGATGCCAACCTACAAGGTCATCTAACCAACATCTTCAACTGATGTTCCAAAACAGATATGGTCATTTTGACTACTACACCTTCTTTGGTGGTAGGTATCAAGGAATAGGGATTGAAAGACAAACCTATAATCAGTGGAATATAGATTGGGGTAGTGATAACCCTAACAAGACCCAATATTCAAGAGGACTGACAGATAGTATGGTCGCTATGAACGAAACAGTCGTGGTGAATAGTGGTTTTATAAATCAACCTGATTTTCAGTTTTTAGAAGAATTATATACATCAAACCAAGTATATGAGATACAACCCGATGGTGGTGTAAGACCAGTGAATATTATATCCACTGAATTCGAGAAAAAGATACAGGGAAACAAAACGATGTTTAACTTAGAACTTACCTACATATATTCCAATAACATACAACTTTTAGGTAAGTAATATGAATACGCAATTGTTGGTAAATATCTCTGGTGAGGCGTATGATAGATTGGATATATTTGAGGATATTCCAATTAGTTTGGTAATACAACAGAGTGACCTTACGGATCTAACGGCAAGGAGAGTTCCCTATTCAAGGGTTCTTCCCATCCCTGATACCGCCAACAACTCACGGATCTTTGAGAATTACTTTGAGGTAAATGGTGTAGATTTTAATCCACTTAACCAAGTTCCCTGTGTGGTGCAGTATAGGGGAACCGATATCTTTAGAGGTGTCCTTAGATTACAAGCGGTCATTACAAAAAGGTATGAGAGGATCTATGAGATTTATATCTTGGGTGATGTATCTGACTTTGCATCAGAGATAAGGAACTACACCCTACAACAACTCGATTGGACAACCTTACAACACGAATTGAACTATTCATCCGTTACCACATCGTGGGAAGCGTCTTATGATACCAATGACGGATTGTTTGGTGGTAGTGTTATATATCCTCTTGTTCATTATGGATTGGATTATCAGGGTAGTTCTACCACACCAGCGTTTGAGTATTCTTTTGATTTACCGAACTCTTTTTCAACAAGCGGTCATAGTATCAACCCCCTTGTAATGAAACCGGCTATCAAGGTAAAAACGATCTTAGACAAGATATTTGAGAAGACATCGTACAACTATGTATCTGATTTTTTTGATTCAGAATATTTTCAATCCATTTATATGGATACATTCCAAAATGGTCAGTTGGGAATCCAATCAGCAAGTGCCGTAACTAACCAAAATATATTCAGAGTTTATACTAACGATATAAACACTCCAAGCCCTGTATTCCAACAAAATACAACCAACCAATTCTTACCCTTGAATTGGAGAACATTACAACCTGACGGGTATAATCCATTGGGTGGTTTTGTCTTGGGAACAACACTACAGATATCCCCTACCAACGAAGGATATTTCCAAGCACCCTATGCTGGTGATTACTTTTTCAATTTAAGATTAAATTATTCTAACCCTAACTTTGCATTAGGAGTAAGTCAGTTTTATATTGTTGCTAATAAAAATAGTGATCTAAACAACATAAACATTGGTAGTTTTTTTACTTCATCACAACTTACCTGTGATCCTTTGGGGGGTCAAAAAGAATTGGATTTATATTTCAGTGCTTCTTGTTTGTCAGGTGAGTTTGTAAAAATCTTTATACTCCTTGAATCAAGTTCCAATTTTGGAACACAGGTAAAATTGCAGGGATATAATTTCGGGGGTGTAACAGAGAGAAACCCACGATGGGAGTTGTATGAATCACCATTATTGAGTGGTCAAAATTTGGTAGATTTTTCATTGGGAATATTGAATGTAAATGCGTTTGATTATCTAAAAAATCTAATGACACATTTTAACTTGGTCGTTATACAAGACGAGGTAGAAAAACAAATACGATTTGAACCCTATAATTGGTATTACAACGACCCTGATAGAACACAAAGGGATTGGACAAGTAAGATAGATTTAAACTCCGATTACAAGGTAGAACCATTATCTTTTGATTTATCGAAACAAGTGGTATGGACTAATCAAAGACCAGTGGAAGATTTTCTAAATTTAGATTATTTCAATCGTAATGATTTTGTATTTGGTAGAACAAAGTATATCACCAACGATAATGTATTTGTAGGTGATCAGGTCTATGAAACATCATTTGGTAGTGTCCCTACATCAGGACTTACCAACGCACCGAACTTTATTATCCCCAAATTCTATTATCTCAATAACGGACTTGAGGTTCCTTATCAGACACCCCCTCATCTATTCTTTTGGACTGGTAACAGATATGCGTTTAAAGACAACCTTAAAAAAGTACCAGGTTTTTGGTTCCTAACCAGTGGGGGAACACCCGTACAACAGACCACATACCCCTGTGTTAGCCACCTAACTAATTTAGATATACAGATCCCTGACCTTGTATCGGATCTAAACTTTGATGGACAATTTGATTTTTTTGGTAATAGTAATAACCAACCTCTTATGTTCTCGCCCTTTACCCTGTATAATACCTTTTGGAAGGATTATGTAGATAATTTATATTCACCCGAGACAAGGAGGTTATCGTGTAAGGTATTTCTAAAACCAATAGAATATGCTGACCTAAGCCTCAGTGATAAAATATTTATCAAGGACGCTTCTTACACTATTGAAAAAGTTGATGGTGCTGACTTGGTGGATTACAAACTAACGGATGTTCAGTTTATAAAAGATCGTGTCCCTTACGACAAGATAATACCACCAGCACCCGTGTATGCCTTATCAGGTAATACCCCTTATCCTGGTTTTGAGCCTGTGTTATCAACGAATTGTTATGTATCAACAGATCAAACGGAGGTCTGTAATGGAACTAGTACAATCAGAACTGTATTCACCTTTGGTAGTGGAACCCTACAGAATTTCCGTCAGACATATTTTGATACAGGAACTCAGTTGGTATTAGTTCCGATGGGTACATTCATCCGTCAGACCACTTCATCAGATACCTTTGTCGTAATAGATATTTATGGTAGAATATTAGAATCACAATGCTAAAATGGCTGCTACACAAAATATAGGTTTAAGAATAACCATCGGTGGTGTTACTGAAAGTGTCAGTAATATAAAACAATTGGAAGATGCTATCACCAAGGCTCGTGAGAAATTAAGTGGTTTATCTATTGGTAGTGATGAGTTCAGAAAACTAACCAACGAAATCCGTACTGCTCAATCGAGTTTAAAAGACCTCAATAAAGCTGCAGAAGGATTAGAGTTTGATCAAAAATTAGAAGCCTTTGCTCGTGTCGGTGGTGCTATTACATCGTCATTTGCTGCGGCTCAGGCTGCGGTAACACTCTTTGGTGGGGATTCAGAAAAGGTGGCGGAAGCAGCCACAAAAGCACAGAACCTTTTGACCATCGCTCTCACGGCAAGATCCGTAGCAGAGGGGGTCGCAGGACTTAGGACTGTTGCTCTTACGATAGCCACGAAAGCATCAACACTCGCAACAAACGCTTCAACGGCAGCCACAAGGGTTTTATATACCACCATAGCCGCTAACCCCATCGGGGCATTAGTTGCGGTTATAGGTCTTGCCGTTGGAGCACTTATTGCATTTGGTTCATCATCAGAAGAAGCGGCTGATTCACAAGAAGAATTGGAAAAAAGATTAAAACTCACTAACGATCAATTCAGTCAACAAACAAGTCTGTTAGAAATTCAAGGTGAAAAAGCCTCAAACATACAAAGGATCAAGGTACAACAAGCAGAGGAAAATCTTCAAATTCTACAAAAACAATTTGTTAGAGAACAAATTAATAACAGAAATTCAGAAGAAACTGCTAAACTTAGGGAACAAGTAAGACAACAAGAAAATGTTTTGATCCTTGAAAAGGCACGATTGGAAAAAACAATAAATGACGAGACAAGTGCAGCAGAACAAAAACTTGCTGACAATAGAAAGAAAAACTTTGAAAACGAGAAATCCCGTCTCTCGGCTCTAATCCAAGTAAGATTGCTGGAACTAAAAGGTATTGAAGCGATACAAAAAAAGGTCGCTCAATTGACAAAAGATGAAAGTGAAATTGAAGAACAACTCAAAAAAAATGTTGCTACCGCTGAACAATATGCTAAAGCATTGGATTCACTCAACACATTCGGTATGGAATATGGTCAATTACAAGGTAACCTTATTGAACAAACTGATGATTTTTATGATGTATTTGACCAATTGAGAATAGGTGCTGAAGGTTATTTTGATATGTTATCAACAGGTAAGGTTGATCTAAACAATATTGAAGATGCATTTGGTAATTTTAGAAAAACAATAATTGAAACGAATAAAACATTGTTATCTCCTAGTGAATTACAATTATTGACTGATTATAGTCAAGGGTATTCCACTTTATATGGGGTGTTGAGTGAATATCAAAAACCCCCTTTTGATCTCAAGGAATATGAACAATTATTAGTGGATTTATCTATTGCTCAAGGTAACATAGATATAGATCCGTTCGGTCGTACCCCTGAACAGATAGGTAAGGTTAAGGTCAATATTAACGAGTTTTTCAAAGAGGTTGAGACAGATTTTTTAGATGCTTATGAAAAATTAAAACTCCCTTCAATTCTTCAAGGTATAACAGATCCCGAGGCTCAGAAAGCAGCCAGAGATGGTCTTAGAGAAACAGGTAAATTGGTCTTCAAAAACTTGGTAGAAGCAGGACAACAAATTCTAATATTTGAAGATGGTTCAGAGGCAACGAATATAAGTGTTCAGAAACTAAACGCACAATTGTTGAAATTAGCAGACACGGCAAGGGAAGGATTTGTTTTAGAAAATATTGAAAAATTGGGAGACCAATTCAATATACCACTTAAATCTATTGAGAAAAATCGTGAGATGTTATTGGATTTAGAAAATGAAATTAACACCAAGAGATTTGACCAACAAAATAAATACTATACTGATGTTGAATTTCTTGAGTATGAATTAGCTCAAGAAGGAATAGATATTTCCAAATTCAGTTATGAGACCAAGTTGAAGATCCTCAAAGAGTTTTTAGAAAAAGAAGTTATAGCAACCGAAATTGCAGAGGGTAAAAAAAGAAAAGCACAGGAAGATACAATTTCGGGTATCACCGCTACCATTCAAGCATTCCAATCCGTACTAAATTCTTTAGCTCAAACAACATCCCAATATTATGCGTTTCAGCTGGATTTACTGGCTAAACAATCCGAAGATGCTCAGGATAAAATAGTTGGTGATTCAAAAGAAGCTGTTGAGCTTAGATTGGAACAAGAAAAGATTTTTAACGAAAAAAGAAAACAACTTGAAAAACAAGCAGCCATAACATCCCTTCGTATTTCATTTGCTCAATCCCTTGCTAACACAGCAGAGGCTATCACCAAAGCACTTGCAGGTGGGCCTGTTGTGGGGGTAATAGCCGCTGGTATTATAGCGGTACTATCAGGGGCTCAAACAGCCCTTATAGGTTCTCAGATAGCACAGATAAATTCCCTACAAAGGGGTGGTATGATCCGAAAGGCTCAAGGTGGAACTGTGATAGGCCCATCTCACGAATATGGTGGTGTAAAGTTTCAAGGTGGTGGTATTGAATTAGAAGGTGGTGAAGCGGTTATAAACAGAAGGTCATCTATTCAGTATGGTGGATTACTAAACCAAATAAATCAGGTAGGTGGAGGAAAACCCCTTACCTCAAACACCTTTGATGATTCAAGGATTGTTGAAGCAATATCTAAACAAAGACAAGAACCCATCAGGGCTTATGTGGTAGAACAGGATATCTCAAACAAACAGGGTGTAAGTCGTAGGTTGGAACAATTATCACAAATTTAAAAAAAGGTATTTATAGAGATATGTTAAAGATTATTGAATTGGACATAGATCCCGAAATCACTGGTGAAACTGGTGTATGGGAAATTGCTTGGGTCGAGATGCCAGCAATTGAACAAGAACTTATATATTTCTCAAAACAGAGATTTTTCAAGGCTCCTGATTATGTATCAGAGACAGCCTGTAGGGCAATCCGTGAAAATGAAAAAAGGGGAAATCCCGCAGCCACACAGATAGGAAAAATTCGTGGACAGCAGTTATGTAATAAATCAGAGATATCCCTTGAAACAGTCAAGAGGATGAAATCCTTTTTGGAGAGAGCTGCCACATATTATACTGGTAATTACGATGACAATGGTACAATTGCTTATGACCTATGGGGTGGAGAAAATGGATTGAAATGGGTTGATACCATTCTAAAGTCAGAACAGAAATTTATCTATCCAAATAGTGGTGAAGACAAAGACGAGTTTTTATCTCGTTGTATGGGGTCTGCTACTATGGTGGGTGAGTATCCAAGTCAAGATCAAAGATATGCGGTATGTCAGAGTTATTATGAAAAGACCGATGAGTTCCAACAATTATCCAATGTAGGATTTGATTGGAGGGTACTTAAAACAGATTATGGTGTAAGGTTGTTTGAGAATGAAATGAGACGGGGATCTCGTCCTGTAATTTTTGTGCAGGGTTTAGCCCAAAGTGACCTTATAGATTTTACCAACAAATACAGAATCCCCGTATCAAATATCAACTCTTACACCACCCGTGAAGAAAAGGTTGAACTTATTGAGAAGATGGGATTACCCCGTCATTATGACGATGACTTTTATGTAAGGGGATTATTGGGAAACATCGCAGTTTCTTTTGATTATGAAACAGGTGGATTACCCCCCTACACTTCATATCCGACCACTGGTGCATCGAACGCAATGCTTGTGGAGCCTATTCTCCCTCCAACATTATTTGACGATTGTGGGTGTTCTGATTTTGCGGAGGTAGGCCCAAGAGGTGGGATAAGAGAAAAGTTCCAACTCTTAGGATACATAGACGGAGAACCTGTATTCTCAACACCTGAGGAAGCTCACTTATATGGCGAACAAACGATGGGGTGTTCAGGTCATCATACCCATACCGATGAGGATGGTAACGAGGTTTATATGGCGTGTGAAACTCATCCTATGGTCGATGAAGATATGGGTGTAGAATTGGAAGACCTAATTGCTAAGGGATGGAAGATAGAGAGTATTGGACCAGTTCAGAACATTGAGGCAATAAATGATCTTGCACGGGAAGCATTTAGTAAGATAACAGAAGAAGAGTTTTACTCTATAAAAACTGACCCCAATGGTTTTTCAGCACTTGACCAACCCAATGGTAATAAGATAAGATTTATCTATGCTGTAGGCCCTGGTATGGGAGCACAACTAATTAGAACATCCCGTGACTTTTGTAAGAGGATGCTCGGTGGTCGTCAGTTCGTATTTCGCTATGAAGATATCCTTGAACTAAATGCACAGATAACCGCTGAGGATAGTGATAGAAAAATTATACCAAGACCCAAAGGAACAAGTCCCTCTATATTCGAGTGGAAAGGTGGTGCTAATTGTCGTCATTTATTCCTTCAACTAATATTCTCATCAGGGTTACCCGATGGTGGTTATGAAGGTACAATTACCAACGACACCAAAAAGATGGAAAGGGAAGCATCCCTTGTAATGCCAGCAAGCGGTCAGAGTGGTAATGTCAATCCAAAGGCAAGACCAGTATCGGGAGATAGGATGGAAGCCTTCGGGATGGAAGAGTTACCCGAATATTGGAATGACCCTGAACTAATACCCGTTGGATATGTTCAAGGATTACCAGTGTTTGATGATGTGGTGGATGCTCAAGATGCATCGTATTTCCTGAACTGTGGTGGTGTTACAGAAGAGGTAGAATATATGGGTAAACAAAGGTTCCAAGCCTGTTCCTATAGAACACAAAAAACTGAGAAACAATCACAGATATTCAAAGCGATTGTTGAAAAGAAAATGATATATACACCCCTTATGATTCCTAACATTTTGATTCCAAGAATGGATGATGTTACAAACGAGAGGTATTATGTAAAATTCAAACCTGAGGTAATTGAAAAGATACAACAAAAATTTATGATTGAGCAAAGGCTCAGAGAGACCAACTATGAACATACTGATAGGAAATTTAAAGATATCGTTATGGTAGAATCGTGGATAGTTGGAAAAGAAAATGATAAGGCTTACGAGTTAGGTTTTACAAAAGAACAAATCCCAACAGGTAGTTGGATGGCGGCTTACAAGTTTTTAGATACCCCCGAGGCAGATGAGGTGTGGGAAAACTATGTGAAAAAAGGGAAGATCAAAGGAGCTTCCGTCGAAGGTAATTTTATACTTAACTTTTCTCGTGAAGAAAAAGATGAGTATTTATTATCAGAGATTATAAACATCCTAAAAAAAATAAAATAATTATGAACGCAACAGAAGCAATCAACAAAATTGTAGATCTTTTGGGTATCAAATTTAAACAAGAATCATTTGCTTCAACAACGCTCATTGACGGACAAACTGAAATCACTAACAATAGTGATTCAGAATTTGCCGTTGGTGATGAACTATTTGTAGCAGGGGACTCTACCCTAACACCCGCACCATTCGGAACTCACGAAACTCGTGAGGGATTATTGGTAACGGTAGATGAAGGTGCAAGAATTGTAAGAATTGAGACCAAAGAGGCCGATAGAGTTGAAGACGCTGTGGAGGATATCCAAGAAGAAAAAGAAGATATGATGTCAAGTGCGACACTTGTAGATGGAACTAAAATTGAAACCGATGAAGAAGGTGAATTTATGGTCGGTCAGCAATTGTTTGTTATCACTGAAGAAGGTGAAAAGGTAACGGCTCCTGAGGGAGAACATACCACACAATCGGGCATCACTGTCGTCGTTAACTCCGAAGGTGTCATCACAGGTGTAAAATACCCTGATGAAACAGGTGAAGGGTCATTAGATAATTCAAGACAAGAAATGAAAAAAATGAAGGAAGCTATGACCGAAATGATCTCCGTTATGAAGGAGATGAATAAATTCAGTGAGGAGTTCCACTCATTAAAACAGGACTTTAAAAAGTTTCAAAAAGCACCCGACAGGGAGCCAGTATTGAAGAAATTCGGTAGTGGTACATCTGAGATATTGGATGCTAAATTGGACTTACTTAAATCCTCAAGGGGAATCAAATAAAAATAAGTTTTTTAAAAAAAATGAAAAATCAAAAAACAACTAAAATGAACTTTAACTATGATCTGACAAATTTGCCAGAATATAATAGTTATGGAGACGATATGTTGATCAAAGCATTCTTGGGATTAACTCTTCCAAGATACTCATCAGTGAGACCTAACCTTAAGGGTACAACCGAGAAGGTAGGTTTTGTGACCAACGATATCGTATTACAAGACATCTCCTGCGGATTTGATCCAACGGGTGCAACAGTACAGAATCTCGTAACAGTGGATTTATGTAACAAAAAACTAAACCAACAACTTTGTCCTTATGACTTGTATGATACATACTTGTCTCAGTACTTGTCTAATGCAAATTTCCAAGAGACAGTACCTTTTGAAGAGGTAATTTTGCAAGACATTACCAATAGAGTTTCTAACGAAATTGAGATTCAATTATGGAGAAATACAATCGCTTCAGGCGGAACTCAATACAACTCACAATGTTTTGACGGCGTTTTGGAATTGGTATCAAGTGGAAATGGAGCTACTGCAATCGTTTATACCGCTGCAACAGCTGCTAACGGTCTATCTGTATTCACCACATACTACGAAGCAATTCCTGAGAATGTTCTACACAGAGACGACTTAGTACTTTATTGTTCATACGCTGACTACAGAGCACTTGTTGCTTCAATGAGAAACAGCTCTTTTGTTAACCTATTCACCTTTGATTCAGCTTCAGCTGCACAGGGTCAAGAGTGGAGTGTAATGCTTCCTGGTACTAATGTAAGAGTTATCCCTTCACAGGGTCTTAACGGACAATCAAGAGTTATCGGTGGTGCTGCTGGTTACATTATGATTGGTATGAACCAAGAGCTAATGACTGTAAGGTCAATGTACGATATGTTTGAAGATATCGTCAAAATCAACCTACACGCCACTTATGGTGTCGGTGTATTTGATGTGGATTCATTCGTATCAGCAGAATAATAAACCTGAATAAAAAATAATAATAATGAGTTGTTTTATAACAGAAGGATACGCTTTAGATTGTAGAAATGCATCAACAGGTGGTCTAAAAGCGATTTGGATTCTCGGTAATTCGGGTAATACAATTTCGGGTTGGAGTGAGAATGTTGATGAAGAAATCACATCCATTTCAGGGACAGGAGTATTCTATAAATTTGAATTGGTAAAGCAATCGTCTTCATTCAGTGAAGCGATTACCGTAAATACTACAGCACAATCTGTGGTGTTTGAACCAACACTTACAATCAACCTTCCTAAACTCGCACAGAGTTTGAGAAACATTTTCCAAAATTTGGTGAATCAAAATAACATCTTTGCTATCGTAAAAGATAACAACGACCGTTATTGGTCTTTTGCTTTTGAAAATGGAGGTTTAGTCACCGCAGGTGCTATCCAAACGGGTACTGCTTACTCTGACCTAAATGGTATGTCTGCACTTACAATCGTAGGTGGAGAACCAAACGCAACACAGGAGATCGTTGTTACAACCACATTGGCGGCTGTAATGAGTGGAATTACTGTGAATATTGAGTAATATTTACTAATAATAAGGGGGTGGGAGACCACCCCTTTTTTTAAAGCCTTGGAGAACAAATAAAATGAAATGGAACGGAAGATATTATAGACCCGCTAATGGAGTGCCAGTCTATTCAAAAAAGGAACAATCTATAACGGAATTGTTGAAACCTTTAGGGGAAAAAATAGATAAAGGAAATGTATGGAGACCCATACTAAATCAACCTGTAAATGTATTTAAGGACGATACCACACCCATTCCTTCACCTACACCAACCAGTAGCGTAACACCTACCCCGAGTATTACACCGACAAGTACGGTAACACCTACTCCAACAACTACACCAACACCAACACCTTCATCGGTAGTTGAGTATCATCTCCAAGCCGAAAACACGGATAACATCTTAGCAGAAAATTCTGACTTTATAGATATCGAAAATTAAATAAATAAAAAAATAAAACCCTATGGCTAATACAAAAATAAGTCAATTACCTTCTTTTACTGGCACCGCTGCGGATTTAAGATGGTTCGTAACAAATAACAGCGGAGAAACTGAAACTTTTAAGTATAGTGGATTTTCAACATCTATCACATTTGGTGAAGGTAGTAATAGTATAAAATCAACAAACGCAACGAGCGCATCGGGAACAAATGCCGTATCTATTGGAGCAGGAGCAGCAGCATCAGGAACGGGTGGTATATCCATCGGGACTGGTTCTGTATCTGGTGCAGCGACTATTGGTATTGGAAACAATTTAAATGGTGTATCGAATGGTGCCATAGCAATTGGTAGTGCGATGTATTCCAACGGACAATTCAACATACAGATAGGAAATGATACGGCAGCAAACACTCGTGGTATTGTAATAGGTCAAGAATCAAGATCAGGGGGTAATGATAGTATTACTATTGGTAATTCTAACGATCAAAACATGGGTGTTTCAAGTAGTATAATAGGTTATAATAATCTCATCGCTATTAAATATTTTGGTGCTGATTATTATGATTTAGGCGGTTCTTATAATAATATTTATGCTGCTGATAGTTTTATAGGTTTTAGAACCACAGGTAGGTTATACAATACAATATTAGGGGGGTATAATCAAACTATTATCGCATCGGGTAATTCTAATACAATAATCGGTGGTTTTAGCAATACTATTTCTGGCACAACATCAGGATCAACTTTGTTGGGAATGAATAATTTTATTCCTACAAGAAACGACGCAACCTTTGCGGTGAATTATGTGATGACCAATTACGCAGCACTTGATTTTGTGGATGATACTGCCGCTGCCGCAGGTGGTGTAGTTTTAGGACAAATGTATCATAACGCAGGGGCAATGCGGATAAGGGTAGTATAATTATTCATCAACAAACATAATGAGTAGAAAAGTCGTAAAGCCTGTTATGTGGAATGATCAGGAATATACTGGTTATGAGATAGTGGGTGTTGAGTGGATTTTCAATTCAGACACCTTTAATGTGATGACAGAATATTTCTACAATAGACACAACAAAAACATCAGGAAATTGGTGAAACATAATTTCAATGTAGGTAATGATGTTGATGTAGATGGGGTTATAAATATGGTTCATAAATTACATATCTAATGGGACAGATTTTTAGTAGAAAACAATTCAGTGATTATCTTGGTGAGAACCGAGCGATATTGGATATTGTATCAGAAAAAATATTTATTCCAAGTCCTACTCCTACACCAACGCCTTCAATAACGCCGACTCTAACCAACACCCCTACTGTAACCCCGACTATTACACCGACAAAAACCTTAACACCAACACCTACCCCAAGTAGTACCCCTAATCCTTTATGGGTTGTAGGTACTAGCTCAACTAACAAGTTATTATATTCTACCGATGGAATTAATTGGTCTAATTCTACTAATGGTAATAGTATTTTTGGAACTCGAGTTGTGTCTATTGCTTGGAACGGAAGTTTATGGATTGCTGGTGGTCAGGGAACTAATGTTTTAGCATATTCTACCAATGGTATTGTTTGGAGTGGTTCTACGAATGGAAATAGTCTTTTTGATTCTGTTCAGGCTGTTGCTTGGGATGGTTCTTTATGGGTTGCTGGTGGATCAGGCACCAATAGATTAGCTTATTCTACGGATGGAATTACTTGGTCTGCTTCCACCAATGGTAATAGTATCTTTACTTCTGTTGGTTATGATGTTGCTTGGAATGGTTCTTTATGGGTTGCTGCTGGATCGGGCACAAATACATTAGCATATTCTACGGATGGAATTACTTGGTCTGCTTCCACCAATGGTAATAGTATCATTTCTACTTTTGGTAGAGCAGTAGCTTCGGATGGATCTTTGTGGGTTGCTGGTGGTTTAGGAACAAATACATTAGCATATTCTACGGATGGTATAACTTGGTCTGCTTCCACCAATGGTAATAGTATTATAAGTGTCCAAGTATTGGGTGTTGCTTGGAATGGTAGTTTATGGGTTGCTGCGGGTCAGACAACAGATACATTAGCATATTCTACAGATGGAATTACTTGGTCTGCGTCCACTAATGGAATTAGTGTTATTTCGACTTCTGCATCGGCAGTTGCTTGGAACGGAACTTTATGGGTTGCCGCTGGGTTAGGCACAAATACATTAGCATATTCTACTGATGGTCTTGTTTGGAGTGGTTCTACTAACGGAAATAGTTTAATAACAGGAGGAAATGCAACTGGTAGAGCAGTAGCATCAAAACCAGCTCCTGAATTATACCCCCCAATATTATGATATACCTATACCAAGATCAAAATAACACAGTCCCCGCTGTTTGTAGCAGGAATGGTTTTTTAATGGATCCAGAATATCTATGGGTAATCACCCACAAACTGACCAATACGATGTGGAACTTTATCCCCTTTAGGATTCCACCATCAACGGACTACAAGCCAGGTTATGATTTGTTCTGTATTCAGGTATCAGGGGGAACTCAGGTTTATACAGGTGCCACGAGTTGTGCTAACACAGTGAATCTCAATCTAATACCTGGTGAATATTTCATCAACATCTATGAGCAGTATTCCAATAGTAATCTAAATCCTAATAACGCCGACGATATCGTCTATGAGACACTAATGTTTGTCATTGGGGTCAATCAAAATGAACCCATCACTTATAGCGGAACGAGCGATATATTTATACTATATAACGAAAATAATGATTAAAGTAGATAGTTTTTCCTTTAACGGGTATGAGTCCATAGCATTTGTCGAAAAGATCCATCGAGGAGAATATTTTGTCAGATGGGGTCTTGATAATATGGAGGTGGAGAGATGGTATCTCTATGCTATGGACGCATCACCTGTTCATAGTGCGGCTATTCAATCAAAGGTTGATAACGCATCGGGTAGAGGATTTACCAACGATTACAAGATAAATAACAAACAATATCTCAACGATGTTCTAAAACAGATGTTTTGGGAGTTTATCGTTAGTGGTAATCTATTTTTGGAGATTATTTGGAAGAACGATCGTAGTCAGGGGATATCAGGGTTCAAGGTAATCCCATCCAAGTTTATGAGGGCTAAGGCTCCTGACAATGCCGAACTAACAACCGATTCTTGGTTGTTCTGTAGGGATTGGGCAAATTGGAAGCGTGCTGGTATGGTTGAGTTCAAAGAGTTCAATCCAAATGATTATGAGAACAGGCAGATTCTACATCTCAAACAATACTCACCTGGTTACCTATTTTATGGTGTCCCTACTTATCTTTCATCACTTTTAGATATCAGACTATCAAAAGCTATTTCTGAGTACAACCTGGCTAATATTCTCAACGGAGCATCCCCATCACTGTGGGTGCATCTACCACAAGCTCCTGATTCACAAAATGAACAGGAAGACATCCTTCGTAGGTTAGAGGACAGATATCGTGGAGCACAGAACGCAGGTCGTATCGTGGTATCCTATGGAGACCCTGGTGAGAAACCTGAGATAACACAGATACAACAGACATTACAATCGGGTATGTTCAGTGAGATCTTCGGACTTGTTAGGGAGAACATTTTATCAGGTCATAAGATCCCTGACCCTTCTATCTTGGGATTACCATCACCGACTGGTTTTTCTTCACAAGCGGAGCAGCTTACCACAGCCTTCAATCTGTTTATGAACACGACCATATTCCCATTACAGGACTTTTTGATTCGTGAACTCAAACCAGTAATTCAGTTGATTTATCCTGATCAAGAGATTGAATTGAAAATAAAACAAAACAAAATCCTGAGCACCGATGATCTATAATGTTTTACTAATCACCGAACAACTTTTAAAGCAGAGTTCGCCGATCAACGACAATGTTGATACCAGTGAGCTTAGATTTTCTATCAGTCAGGCACAGACAATCTTTATCCAAGAATCATTGGGAACAAACCTTTATCAGTTTATTTTGGAATTGGTAGAAAATGGTGATATTGAATTACCACAATATATTCATTACAAGGAATTACTTAGAAACTTTATCCAACCGACCCTTATTAGTTTTGCTTATTATCTGGCATTGGATAATTTTTATTTAAAATTTATGAACATCGGGTTGGTTCAGAATAGATCAGAACAAGGTAACCCGATTGATATCAGAACCCTTACATATCTTAAGACAAACGCAAAGAACAACGCCGAGTTCAATGACAACTTACTTCGTCGTCATTTGGTATTCAACAATCAGAATTTCCCACAATACACCCTTACAACAAACAACGGACAGCTTATCCCCGAGTTCGGTGGAGCATTCAAGTCCTCTATGGTATTACCAAGTAATGGTAGATTCTCATCAAGAAATGGTTCAGGATTGAACTTGGGAAGTGGTGGTAGACATTCAGGTAGTAATTGGTATGGATGTCCAATTCCTTGGTGGTACGGTGGTACAGGATCAGGGGAGTAAGGTCATAGCCTTCTTAATCTTTTCCATCTTTCTTTTATAGATGTTGGCGTATCTCTTATTACGACCGACATATTGGAAATACATATAAAATGCGTCCCTGTAATCGGTATCTTTCATCAGGTCTTCGTATGTGGGCTTCATCTTGATTAGAGTTTATTTATTGGTTGGATATTAACTTCTACGATGGTAGTATAACCACCTGCTCTATTGGGGTAAGTTTCTTTTGTGTATTTAAACAAATCACCATATTGGTTAATCATATTATGAAAACCTTTGATTTTGTGAGCGTGGATACACTTATCATTTTCCATAAGACGAAGGATAATATGATTTTTCTTTTTCATTTTAGTTATGGGTTTTTTTTACTTGTAGGACTTGGAACAGAGCATCTTGGACTTCCAATCCCTGCTCTTTGAGAAAGTTGATTGTGTGGGTCAGGTCAGTATCATCGTTGATCTGCTCCTCGTTGGTATAACCAAAAATCTCCTTCAGTCGTGCGATTGTAGATTGTTTGTAGTTCTCTTTGATGTAGGTTGTGTTTTCCATTTTGTTTATTGTTTTTTAGATTAGGGTGTAAAGATACTGAATTATTTTTGTTCTACCAAAACTTTTTTTCGTTGTTGAGTAAAGTAATCTCCATAATCAACTACCTGATTACCGATCTCGTCAAATTGTTCGTCAAACCAAGATACAGAACCTTCGTCCTCAATCCACTCATTTTCACCTATAAACTCGTGCCAGTCAAACTTACGCCACATAGCAGCCAACATAATAAGTTGAGTTTCGTTCAGGGTGATTTCTTTTTCTTGTTCCATTTTGTTTTTTTATTAGGGTGTAAAGTTAATGAATTATTTTGATACTACCAAACTAACTTCATCTTTATTTGCTGCGATAAGAGAAAAGAACGCAAGGGCTGATTTATCCATACGAACAATATACCCGTCAGTTGTGATTTCTTTTACTACGCCAGTTTTTCCTTTGATGCTTCCTTCGGTTGTGAAGATTACCTTGTCGTTGATTTGGATTGCCATTTTGTTTCTTGTTTTTAGATTAGGGTGTAAAGATACAACAACGATTTAATCCCACCAAATATATTTTATATTTATTTTAGTATGACTAATTCCAAAGGTGTTGAAATGGTAGGTAGGACTTGTTCCGTTTGTGGTGAAGAGTTCTTCTTAACAAGAAAAACAGGATTACGATGTAACCCGTGTATCTACAAACTCACAAAGGACAACCACTGCAAAAAACTTGTTGACCAACAAGTGAATGGTCATAATGGTCGTCAGCACGATATAGATAGTGCGATAGACCTACTCACCAAACTCGGCTATGATGTCTATCAAGATGTAAATGAGCAGTTCTTACAGAGAAGCAAAACAAAATACGGGATTACCTTTTAATAAATCTACAACAATTTCTTTGTAAATTGAGCGTGAATAACTTTCAATACAATTAGTTCCTCTTCCATTTCTTTTTGATCTACAGGTACTTCTAATTGATCCTTTAGCATTTCTAATAGATGCTCATAAGCAGAAATCTCATCGTGAATCAACCTACTAATCATTTTGGTCTGAAGGGGTGTGAAGGTAAAGTTATGTAGTGCCATTATTATGGTTTTTTATATTCAGTTTGAATATGTATGTCAAGTTTCTCAAACTTGGCTACCATATCTTTTGAGTATCCATTTACCACAAAATCTTCAAGCATCGTGGTGGTGCGGATAAGGTCTAACATAGTTGGGCAGATATCACAAGCACCATAGTATTCAAGTGCTAATTTGATTTGTGATTGACGGATTATCTGTCGTTGGTTATCGGGGCGTGCGGTCATTGTTGTCAAAGGTTTTAGAAATTATGGTATCAACACTATCTGTCTCACAAAAGTGTAGGAGTTCAGTTAGTTCCCTTCTTTGTGATGATAATACTGGTAGGGTCATATACATCGTTTCTTTATTTCGTATCATAGTTTCTGAGTGTTGTTATACAAATATAGTAATATAACTAATCAAAGTCAAATTTCATTAACATTATTTTTCAGTGATTTGGTATTGTGGTTCCGTGTTGTAGGAATCTGTAGTAGAGTTCCTCACCCCGTGCGTGGTGTGGTGGAGGAACCTCTGCCCATCTTTTACCATTTAGGATCTTGGTGATGTGTCCTCTTGAACAATCCATAACGGTTGATATAAATTTGTGGGTATGCCCATAGATACCAAAATGTTTGATGAGTTCAATATCGTTTCTTGTAAATTTTTGTTTTGCCATAGTTTTTTATAAGTTATGTTTTTTATTGAATTGTATATGAACTGGTTCTTTACCAGGTCCTATCTTGTATCCGAGTGTTTCAAGGAGCATCTGTGATTGGTGAAAGTGAGTTTCCTTCAAGGGGTCTAATTTCAAATAATCCATCTGTGGGTCATTATCTTTTTCTTTTCTGGTATAATGTATCTTACACTTGGTATCTATCCTAAAAGGACCTGTTTTGGAGGTGTAGAAGCTCTCATCGGGTTTATAAGTACCACAGATTCTACAGAAATACTGCCAACCACTATCGGTGAGCATTCTCCGTTTTAGATATTTGTCAAATTCAGCCATATCAAATAAATATATGGAAATGTATAAAAATCACAATACATAAGTATATTATATAAAAAAACATTATGCGAACAGATAACAAAAAAAGTATTTTAATTGATAAAGACCTTCATCACGATTTTAAGGTATATTGTGTAAAACAGGGATTACTGATGCACAAGGTAGTTGAGAAACTAATTGAAAACAAATTAGATTCCCCTTTTTAAAATAAAAAACCCCCTTCGTAATATATGGCAGTATCAGGTGAAGGGGGGGTGTTGAATAACATCCAACTTTTTGTAAGTTATACCAATGGGTGCATTAGTATCTATGTTTTAAATATTATTCTTTTTCTTTGAAAAGAAAACATTTTTGATAATTAATATTACATTTAGTAAAATTGCTGTTGCAAGGGATAATGCTGTTAGGATCTCGATGTAGTCCATAACAACCATAGATAATGATGTGGCGGTCATTACATTTGCTATGGTGGTGTCTTTAATCATCCCTATAAGTATCTCAATTACTTTATCATATTATTTTTATTTTATTATTTCTTTTATTAATTTCTATCTGATACTTATAATCTTAGATGTGATAAAGGGTTGGCTACTTGACCCTCACAGACAAGAAGGGATTATTAAATCACACTAGCTCCTTCCAAGGGACTTGTGAGCGTTGTGAGCCTCAAAAGACATTAGGTCTATAAGGTCAATCCACCCATCTCTACCAATAGAGTATTACTCTGGTGGGGGCAGGGGGGGACTTGATTTTCTAACCTAAAAGACAAATATCCCTTCTTGGAAAACAAGTATATAAAGACATATACACTCACCTACCAAGTCCCTAACTTAGAAGAAGGTGAGAGTATTAGAACCCATAGGAGTAACACTATGGGTTTTTTTATTTAACTTAATGTATTTATTGTTATATTTATTCTATATAATGGCTAATTTTCACGATATATCAAAGGATTTTTTTAAGAAGGACTACACCGAAAGGTTGATCCTAATACAAGAATTATTTAAGGACTTACAAGAAAACATAATAGACAGGGAGGTATCGAAGATGGTATTACTTGATCTATTGGAGGTATTCCTATTACAAGCAGAGGAAAAAGAAGATTATGAAACTGCGATGGTAATAAATGAAATAAAAATATTATTGGAAAAAACAAATGTGTAATTGTAAAAAGAAATCTGTATCTCTCAACAATCTAAAAAACCAAGAGGTACTCAATATTGCAAAGGAATTGTATGATACAATCATAACACAGAAAACCTTTGATGAGATGAACGATTTTGATTGGTTGGAACTATATCAAGGATGGAGTATGTTATATCCACACGCATCGACTAAACCATCAAAACAGGGGGTATTGGATGACATACGCAACTCCCTACAATTTTTAAAGAAGAAAAATGGAAAACGATAAACCAAAAAGGGGGAGACCAAGAGTGGAGACAAAGATCAATCCTCTATGGAAAGATATAATGTTAGAAGCTGGTGCAAAAGGAAAACATACCACAGATATTCTAATTGACTTGGGGATCAGTTGGAATGGTCATTATGCTATGATGAGTAGAAATGATGGTTATAAGCAAACCTATAGTGAATTTCTAAAATTAGCAGAGAACTATTGGTTCAATTTAGCACTTCAAGCAATGCAAGAAAACGGGGGTAATAGATTCAATACAAGGTTATGGGAAACCATTATGAAGAACAGGTTCAGGGATAATTGGAAGACAGAAAAATATGTCGATATAAAAAGTGGTGGTGAGAAACTACAGAGTGATAACAAAATCCAAGTGGAGATAATAAAAACAAAGTTGGAGGGTGAATAACTTTAAGATTTTATCAGGGGATTGTTTTGAACTTATAGAGGATATAGAAGACAATTCTATTGACCTTGTTATTACATCACCCCCTTACGCAGATATTATCAACTACGGAAAAGATATATCGGTAAAGAAACCCACAGAGTATGTGGATTGGATACTACCCCTTTTCAAGGAAATACAGAGGGTTTTAAAACCGAGTGGTAGTTTCATACTAAACATCAACGATAATTGTTCTAATGGGTTAAGAAACCCATTCATTTATGAATTGATATACCGCAGTCAAAAGGAAACCAAACCAGTTATGGT